ACCATTTTAGTACCTTTGTCTGCTGCTGCCCAAGTTACTCCAGTTCCTGAAGTAGTTTTAACAGTTACAGTGAAAGCACCAGTAGTAGCATTGTCAATGACGTAAGTTTTTTCAACAGAATCTGGAACAACAACATTAACTGCTCCTCCAATTGTACCTGTTAATTTTAATACTTGGTTTTTACCGTTTGATAAAGCACCGTTTGTAAAAGTTAAAGTTGCGCCGGATGTAATACCCAATGCATCATAACCACCGATTGCTTGTTCTAGAATTAATAAGTTTGTGTTTGTAATTTGTCCCCAAGTTCCTGAGTTTTCTCCAGTAGCCTGAACAGTAAGTTTTAAACTTGTTGATGTTGAGTTCGCCATATTTTTATACTCCGATTTACTTAATTTATTAAAATTTTGTTATAGTGTCAAACTATAAATTATGCAGCGTTTGTGTTGACTTCTTGCCATCCCGGAGGATCAACTGGTGCTGTGCCAGTATTGATTTCGTTCCAAATCAATACATTTGTAGCTGTCCCTAATGCAAAAGTCAAGGCATTTCCTGTGACATCTACATTACATTCTGGAATAATTTTTGCTATTGAATTTAATGTCATAGACATCGATATTCCACTTACATCTACTGGTGTATTTAAATCAACAGTCTCTTGACCTAATGTCATGGTCATTGTTTGACCATAATCAGGATCGGCTACAAACTGACCATTGTTCCATCTCGAGTTACCCCAAGTAGCATCTCCCCAAGCCATTGTAGTATCTCCAGCTCCAGTAGTTGCATCCCCAGTAATGTCAAAATTATTTTGTCCAGGTACTGCTAAAAATGCAGCCATTGCTTGACCAGTAACTTCTGCATCTGGTGCAGGGTCAACACCACTAAAGTTTTCTTGCATAGCCATTACAAGAGTGTTTACTGGTTGATTACCATAAACTCCAAATCCCCAATTAGAGTTACCCCACGTCGAAGCAGATTTCGCTGATACTTCTGCAATAGTAATGTTATCAGCAACAACTGTTCCTAAATTAACGGACATGGATATTCCATTTGGTTGTGCAAAAGCTGGATTAAAGTTTAATTGAGCAACCATTGGTAAACCAGTTGGTGTTGCAACAAATGCAGAGAATGCCTCTGTTGTTGCTGGAGTTGAAACTGTTAAAGGATTTCCTGTAGCTATTAAACTTGAATCTCCATTTATAGAAATACCACTAGAGCCTTCTGCAGCAGTCATAGCAAGACCGGTTACTTGATGTAAATTTCCTGATTCTCCCCAAGTTTCTGTTCCCCAAGTATCAGAACCCCAACCTTGATTAATTTCGTTTGTGATTGTGATGCCACTATTATTAAGTGACATGTCCATATTTTGACCACCACCCCAGAAAAAAGTGCCCCAAGTATCTCTTCCCCATAAAGTGTCATTAGGATTGCTAACAAAAACAGTTAAATCTTGGTTTTGATTCCAAGCCCCTTGGTTATAAGAATGAGCTCCCCATGAATTAACAACCATATCCATAATACCGCCCATACCAATTCCATGGACATAACATAAATAATAAAAATCTGTAAATGATGAAGGAGTTATTTCTACGTAACGAGTAGTGGCTGCATTAAAAGTAGTTGTGTTTGTGTATTGAGAATAAGTAACAGCTCCATCTAAATAGTAAGTTACACCAGAAGTTAAATACTGATCTTTACTAGTAGTAGTAGAAAAAATTAAAGGATGATTATTATTAGAACTTTCACTTTGTTCAAAACGCAAAGTAGCATCTGCAACCCAGTCAATCGTGCCTGGTCCTGTTGCATTCCTAGCTCCATCTAAATAAAATACATTACCTGTGCCACCTCCATAGAGATCGCCACTTGCTACGGTAACCGTATAAGTTTTATTTGCCATAGGAGCCTACCTCCTACTAGCCCGATATTCTTAGTATCGCTGCTGTTGATGTTGGCGCTGGAAACTGAATTGTGAAAGTACCTGACGTAGCTGTTTTATCTGCTCCAAAATCTAAAACACAAACCGCATCAGTAGTACCAGACCCTGATCCTGCTGTTGTGTTATAAATTAAAGCACCTCTAGCTGTCAATGTAACACCAGTAAAAGATCTATCACCAAAATCACATCTTGCTACACCTGCAGTCATAGAAGTTCCTAGATTAACTAGAACTCCGCCGCCTTGAGTGTATTGGCCAGTATTAGGTACTTGACCACCTGTGCTATCGCCGGGGTAATTAGTAGTTGCAGAATTTAGAGTTGCTGTTGAAATGTAAAGAGCTATCTTGTACGTATCACCACCTGTTTGTTTAAAACTCATTGCTCCATCTAAAAGTTCTTTTTTAAATGAATTACAAATTGCTTGTTGTATGGCCATAGTTTATCTCCTTATTGTTTTCCTATTCGAGGAACACCTGCTTGGTATTCATCCCGTCTTCGTCTTCCCATTTGTTCAATTGAGAATCCTTTGACGGCTTCAGTGTATTTTTTATCATATAACTGGAGCATGTCAACGGGTCCTTTTAAAAAGCCATAAGCTTCTACTAGGCATGCATACAATAAGCCGTTGGGAAAATTTTGACTTATGTATGTAGTAGTATTTGTAGCAGATAAACCAGGGTCTTTCAAGATATAGTTTAACTGAATTGTATAAGTAGCATCGGGTGTAGGAGCTACTACAATGTTTTGTTCGTCCCATAAGCTATAATATTTAGGTACTCCAGTAGCTTCTGTAGGATTAAATTCAGACATAAAACTTGTATCTCTAAATTGTAAAAAATCTCTATTGTTTGGTTGAGAACTTCCGTCTGAATCAACAATTTGAGCCGATCTAACAATTAATAAACCTGCAGGTCTTGAAATAAATCTATCTGAAGTAATTAAGTTAGCTGTTGCATATCTTCTGTTGTTATCTGAATCAACTTCTCTAAGAATTTTAAATTCTGCATTTTCAATGAATCCATCTATAATAGTTGAAGTTAAAACATTCGCATCTACTTCTGTGTAGTCTCTAATTTTTTGTACTAATTCTGTGTATGTCATGCTCTATCATTAACAGGTCCAGCTAAACATTGGAACCCGCCTCCCGTTTCTGTGCTACTTGCAGCACTAATTAAGTTAAAAGTAAAACTGTTAAATTCTGTAACAGTTGAAGGTTGACCCGCTTGTGTTACTACAGTTGGAACCATCGTTACTGCGTAAGCACCGTAAACTTTTGCTCCACTTGAGTGTTCACCTGCGGGTGTGTTTTTGGGAGTCTGTCCTCTGAAAGGAGCAGCTGTTCCTCGAACACAATTCGATAAAACATTTGCTGAGTTACCATTATAATAAATAGTTTCAGTTTCATATAATCCAGATGTTGCATTTATTTTTTCAATTGCAATATATCCTTGACTAGGAAAAGTAGAAGAATCTGTTAAAGTGATTGAATTATCTGTTGCTGTAATATTTCCATTTAAAGTAGTTTCTAATTGTAATGTAGAAATTGCAACTCCACCTACAGGACTCTTAACATCATAGAATCTTATAAAGTCTCCATTTTGATAACCACTAAAAGGAAAGTTAACAGAAACTTGAGTGGAGGCATTGGTCATTGTAAAAGGATTGGTCGGTAAAAAATCTGTAGTTGGAAATTCTGTTCTTGCTGGTCTTGGATGTGGCAATCCTTGAGGATCTGCACTGTAAGGTGTAGGTTCTAACTGAGGCTGCTTCGGTTCATATTCAGAAGTATGAACTCTTGCACCATTCCATTCTTTAACCATTTCTCTGTACGGATATGCCAGACCTGATCGGTCTGAAATAAATAATGCGTATCTTCCTTTTGATAAATTTCCCATAGTTATATACTCGGATAATAAGTTTTAGGTGAAATGTAGACACTAGCTGAAGAACCATCTTCTTCTAGAGCTCTAGCCAATTCATCTTCATAAATTAATTTTAATTCTTGTATTCTTGGTTGTGCATATTTCATAGATAGATAATATGTTAAACCAGCAACCATGCAAGGTACAAATCTATAAGGTACATCGGTTGCATTAGTATAAGCACCTGCATCTTGTATTCTTTTTTCATAATAAAAATTTATTACATTTCCTGCTTCTGATGAACCCGGTGTTAAATATAAAGTTATTAGAATATGATCAATAAATCTTTGAACAAAATATTGAGATGGTTGTCCTGTTGCTGATTTATTTGAAAGAGCTTGAAATTGAGATCTGTTAATTTTTTCTAAAGGAGAATCCACACTAGAAGAATTTCTGTAAGACATTTCTAAAATTTCTGTAGCTTGGTTTACAAAATTAGTAACAGCATCTCCACTTGAGTGAGTTGCAGCTGTTGTCCCATTAACTCCTCGAGTTACTCCAGTAAGCTCTAAATCACTAAATCCGGTGTAAGAAATATTTTCAGATCCTACATTAATAGTTCCCGAATCAGGCATACGAGTTTTTGAAGCAATTGTGATGCCTGTGGTTTGAGAAGTAGTGGTAATAGCGGCAGTTAAAGTAGTGGTTACTCCATTAGAATTTCCATCAGACGTTGCTCTAAAAATTTTATATTCGTTTTGACCGTCTACTAAAGTAATATTAGTATTAGCTACTTCCCAAAAATGAAGACCTCTGTTACCCCATTCTTGAAACATTATATTTAACGATCTTCGAGCAGTTTTTAAATTATAACCGCTCATGTCAAATTGACCAAGTCTATTATAAGACTCTTCAATTATCTCATCGATCGAAAACGTTTTGTCAAACGTTGTAGTGCCAGAAGTAGTGTTGGCCATTTAAACTCCTACGAATTAGCTCCACCACTATGAAACACAGTGATAGCAGTGATCGCTTCTGTAGTAAAACCTGAAACTACTGAAGTTTTAAATAAAATTGGTACAGGAAAATTTACAGTAAAATCATTAATGTGTGCACCTTTATTTATTTTAACTTTTGAAGTTGAATCATCACTAAGTTCTAAAACACCAGCGGCAGCTGGCCCAGATACATGAACTCCATATACTCTGGTTCTACCTGTTTGAATAGTTTTACTCTCTGTAGTTACGTTTGTTGCTACTCCATCTATAGATGAATATGTTGTCATGTTTTTCTCCTTAAAATTAATATGTGGGGCCGAAGCCCCACACTAATTATTTATTACGTATCGCTAAATGGTGTAACAATAGTTCCTGATCCTAAGATCAAAGTATTGTGTACCAAGTATTGAGCAGTTTCTAACGCTGTAACTTGGATTACAGATCCAACAATTCCACCAGTTGTTGTTCCATTCATAGAAAGAACATCATTAGATGCGCCAGGGAAGAAAGCTTTTTTAGCTCCATCATCCACTGCAATCATAGCTGCACCTGTGAACTTATCAGTTCCGTCAGTTACGATTTGAACATCAGTTGCAGTTAAGTCTACATAAAAGTAAAAACTTGCACCAATGTTATTTAAATTATTGTAATCTGTACTACCTGCTGTAGCACCGTTCGCATTTGCATTGATTGATGGTAAAGTAAAGATACCATCTGCATCTTGAGTTAAAAGGATTCTTCCTGCGTGATCATTTACAGTTAATGTAGTATTAGCTGTTAATGCAACAGTTGATCCTGGTCCAGTACCTATAAAGCCATTTTTAGAAATGACCGGTCCTGAAAACGTAGTATTTGCCATATTATTATCCTCCTAGTTATTTGAATATCGTCTCTAGGCCGTCGACTATACGCGTCGATATTCAATTTAATGTATAGTGTATTTTTTATACATTAGTTTTAAGTAGAGTGCAAGAGAGCCTGTAGTGCGGAGTGGATTTTTTCCAACGATGTAGCTTTTTATTAAGTAGCTACAGAAACTTCAGGAGCAGCGCCTTCTACAGCGTTTTGTCTATGGGCAATAGCTGCTTCTTCCAGCTTGATCTTTGTAATGATTTCTTTAACTTTGTCATCAATTCTGACCATCTCAAGAGTGTATCTGTTATTATCCAGATGCTCCTGTTCCCACTTCAACTCCAAGGACCTTTTTGCTTTGTATAGGTCTTGTATCATTTATAACCTCTTCAAAAGTTATTCTATTAATCCTAGAATCATAGTTGTTTCCAAGATCTTCCCATTTTATACTATTTTCTCCTAGCTTGTCAAGTATAGCTAGTTCTACAGCTTTTGCATTATCTTCAGCTAATATTTCAAATTTAGCATGATGATTGTACGCAAAAATATTAATGAGAAGTTGTTTCATAGGTTTTTCTTTCTTATTTCTTAAATGAGGCGGGATTGTGTCCCGCCTCAAAATTATCTATTAACTGATTCCAGGAGAACCGAAAATTCCTCTAAAGTCAGAAACACCAAATTGGTATCTTTCTCTAGCTTTGAATCTTAAGTTTCCAGTATCGAAGTCACCTTCCATAGCTGTTTTGATTGGTGTTCTAACGAAATGTTTCATTCCGTTTGGAACATCAGTGATAAGGAAGAACGCATTAGGATCAGTTAAGAAATTGTTCACTCTGTAACCTTGAGGAACCATTCCCATTGATCTGATTGCGTTGATATCATTATCAGCAGTTTGAACTCTGCCTTCTGATTTCATCAATCTTTCAGCTTGGAACTGTAACGCAGAAGGGACAATCATTTTTGTCGCTTTTGCTGCAATTCTTAAACCTCTTTCATCAGTAAACGCTGCAATGTCAATTAATGACTGCTCTAATGAAGTTTCGTTTAAGTCAGCTGCTACAGTTAAAGTATTTGCTACAGTACCAGCAATTGTCGGGTGAGCCGTGCTAAATAATGAAACACCATCACCTGAAGTGAAAGTACCGAATCCATTAACTAACGGGTTGACCGATTTAACTTGCTTAGTATTAGCCATACTTCTAGCTAACGCTTTTGTATATCTGCTTGACAGTCTGTCATACAGGTTATCTTCCACCGCTTCCTCAGTAATCGCGAAGGCAAGAGCCACAGTTTCCATAGTGTATCTTGCAGTGTAAGTTTCTTGAGCATTGTCAAAAACTACACCTGAACCTTCAGGTTTTA